CTGACAATGTGAAGTTCTGATGTCCACGCTCTTCAACAAGCGCTTTTTCAGTGTTTTCCAACATGACTGCAGTTACGGCACGTTTGTGCGCATCTGCGATTGAAGGAGCCTCAGCAGCTTCCATTACTGGCTGCCATTTCTCCATGAGGTTTTTATCTGCGTTAAACATTATTGTTTACTCCGTTAATTAGATAGTTTGTTTTAGGGCAGCCAAGTAGCTTTGCATACGAGGAGAAACAGATACTTCATCTGCAGACTCATCGATAGCTTCGACTTCTTCGCTAACTGTGGTTGTAGTCACTTCTTTGAAATATGTTTCTTTAATAGTATCAACTTTTGCAGTAAATGCATCAGCTGATTCATAAGCAACATCTTCAACAAGTGATTTAAGCTTTTCAGCTTGTGCTTCGCTCAAACCAGTTGCAGATTCACGTACGATTGCTGCGCGAGTAAGATCATTTACTTCACGTGACAATTCGATGTTTTTCTGCTCGGAAACGTTAACCGCTTCTTCAAGGTTGTCTACCTTCGTAGCAAGATCGTCGACTAGGTCAACTTTGCTTTCCGGTACATCAACATAGTGCTCAGTGAACACACCATGAAGGGCAGTCATAAAGCTTTCAGCAACTTCGGTACGTAGACCGTTTTCTACTGCAAGTTTATTTTCTTCCATCCAGTTTTCGACGACGTAGTTGAGGTAGCCATCAACTTTCTCGACCAATTCAGAATGAATACGAGTTGTTTCTTCTGCTAACTCTTCTTGGTAAGATTCTTCTAAACGTGCAACGTTAGTTGCTAATTTAGATTTTAGTGCAGCTTCAAAAATAATTGCAGCTTTACCTTTAAATCCTTCAGAAAGAGTTGCTTCATCAGCAACCAATGCATTCAAATCTTCTTCAAAGTGAGATTCAGATACAGTATTTGCATCATCAGTCTCTACGCTTTCAGTTGCACACATAGCTTCATATGCAGCTTTAAGCTCTTCTTTTTTCATCTTCGACATTTTGCCATACATAGCATTAACCATACCTGCTTTTGTCTTTGGTGCAGTTGCTTGTGCCGGCGCTGACTTCTTAATTACAGCAGCGTCGTCTTCAGCAGCTTTCTCACCATCAACTTCAGGTGCAGCCTTTGCCTCGTCCAGGTGATCCCCATCAGAAACTTCAACGTTCTCAAGGGTCTCATCTTGGAGCTTTTCGGCAATGTCTTTGACTTCGATATTTTCGATATCAGACATTAAAGTCTCCTATTGAGTTAAAGTTTTGAGAGGAAATCTTTGAAAACTTTCATCTGGACATTGGACATGTCGGCAGATTTGGCCTCTTTGATCTCAGTCTCGAACTGTTCAATTTCTTGTGCTTTTAGGATACCATTATCCCAAACCCAATCTACTCCTTCCATGATGCCATTTACAAAGGCCTCAGGAGCAGAAGGATCTTGTACGATATCTACGGTAGCAAGAATAAAATCATTACCTACCATATTAACATCGCCTTTACGCACAAGACTACCCATACCACGACTTGAAACACCAAGCTGAACACCACCTTCCATCAGACCCTTTACAATCTGACCCATAGGAGTATTCAATATTAGTGCTTTACCCATCACATTATCACCATCCCAATTAAGTTCGGTGATGCGATGAGATACTTTATCCAAATTAACAGTAGGTCCTTCTGGGTGATTCAATTCACCTACGGCTCTACCTTTGGAAACTTGTTCAGCAGTGTACTTAGCCACTGCTCTTTCTAGGACTGCTTTCGGGTAGATCCTGCCATTGCGGTTCTTACCTTCAGCTTGCATGAAGATGCCTTCGATAGTAGCAGTTTTCTCGCCCTTATCGTTAGCTTCTGTCATATACTCCAATTGAGTATCTAGATGTTCTGTGATTAATTTCATATTTTACTAGCCTCTCGGGATCGCTAAACTAGTTAGTTTTACGCCAGCGTTAGCAGCAAAAATAACTTCATCTTGTTTTTTTCTAATGATAACATGTTCATCTGACATAATAGTAAAACTTCCAACGACTGTTCCACTTTGTGCAGTAACCAATGTAACAAGATGAGCTGCTGATGTAGTATTAATAATACGTACATTAACTCCATCCGAAACAGTAGTTGCAGTTCCTGTGGTTGTAGGAGCAGCGATCTCTGCAGTTAGTGGTCTAATTTCAGCCATTACTATTTCCCCATAAGCTTAGTAAAATCTTTAATTGCTTTTTCAGCTTCTTTTTCACTTTTAAAAGTATCTAAATCCTGACCGTCAATAGACGCAATAAACTTAGATCCTTTCTTTTTAATTTCTGCGGTAAACTTACCTTTGCCTACCTTAAACTTTTTTGCAGCTTCATAAATCGGCGCTGTCTTCGTCCTGAATTCCTGGAACTTCATCATCGATTTCAACGTCCTCTACTTCAACTGCGGTACCTGACATACCCTGAGCAATAGCAATCTTACGATCATCCATCGCTGTATTAATTTTATTTTGCATTAATGTGCTAAAAGCATTGTTAGCATCATTATTGCTTCCTGTATCAAGTGCATTAATTAATTCACTTACATCAGTCATTTTGTTCACCTTTCATTTATTTATACAACTTGAGTTTTACACTTCATCTTCAGTGTTATTCGTATCATCTTGTTTAATTTGTGCAATGATATCTTCAATTTCTTCGTCAGTCTGCATAAGAATATTCTTACGAATCCATTCTACAGAATAATAACGACCAGCGTATTCATCAACTTCACGAAGTGTAGCCAAACGCTCACGAATTAGTTCAGCATCTTTTAATTCTGAGAAGTGATTATCTTTTAAGAAGTCAATACTAATATCTGATCTGATTGATTCCCACTCTTCTTCTGTAACAACACCTTTAAGAATCAACTGTGTCTTAAGAATATCGATAAACAGCGCTGAGAACTTCTTGCGCAGACGATTAATAAACTTCTGAAACTTTAATTCATCGCGTGAGATTTCAGTAGATCTACCAAGTGAGAATTGATTTTCTTGTTCTAAACGACCACTCGGTACATTCAATGATTTATACAGCTTCTTACGGAAGTATTCAATGTCATCAATCTGACCAAGGTTTTCGCCACCAGGTAGAGTAGAGATTTCTGTACCACGACCACCTTCACGTCTTGGCAACCAAAAATCTTCTAGCATTGACATATGCTTCTTGTCATCTTTCATATCACCAGTTTCAGCATCATATACCATTTTATTACGATACTTTGCCATGATATTACGTAGATATTCTTCCGCCTTACCTTTTGGTAAGTTACCTACATCAATATAAAAGATACGACGTTCAGGTGCACGTGCAAGACGATAGATGACTAATGAGTCTTCCATCATACGAAGCTGATTAACAGGCTTCAATGCTTTGTGCAAATGTGATAAGATACGTTTACGACTTGGATCCAATAGACCAGAAGTAACATATGTAATTGCATCTTTTGCAATCTTCAGTCCTTGTGCTTTAGTACCTAGTGAATCATTTTGAAATATAAAGTATTCAGTAGCACCGGTAATAATTTCTGCACCAGTCTTGGGGTCTTTATCTTTCTTTAGTTCGCGAACTTTACGGATCTTTGTAGGATCAATTGGGCGTAGCTCAAGCAAACCATTTTTAGGATTCTTTTCGTCAATAATTTTATGATAGTATAAACGTCCATCAACGTACCAGCGCCGGAAAATGTCATGTCCGTACCAGTTCATATTCAACATATTTAAAACATGATTAAATTCTTCTGTCATCATTTTCTTAATGCGATCAGGTTGATCTAGGTCATCCATAATCAACGAGACAGGTGAAGATTCATCATCAGAAACAATAGCTTCGTTAACAATGTCTTCTACAGCAGCATCGCATTCAGTTTGATGTGAAATATCGCGATATTTAAGAATAAGCTCTTTTTCTGATTTTGTTTGATCACCATTAATATCGACATACTGTCCATAGTGGCCACCGGCATTAATTACATTGCCGATACCCTCATCTTCATCCATAGGAGCAACGAAGGAAGCACGCGCACGCTCTTGCTTCTCTTGATCCTTTCTTTTTATTTCAAAACCAAAAAAATCGGCCAATGTAATATCCTCTCATAATAGCAGAGGAGAATAATCCCCTCTGCTTATATTTATAGGTGTTAAGAAGTAGTATCTGATTCCCAATATTGAACTTGAAGTTCAACAGTAAACTCTTCGATAACATTTTCTGAATCGTACGATACGTCGATTGCAGCAATGTTAGTCGGGAAAGTCCCAC